GGCGCGTCCCTTCGACCGGACAAGTTCATCAACTTCCGCTTTCAGCCCGATGGCGACAACCCAGAGCCCATGGGCATCCTCCGCCCCTGCTACGGGGCATGGAGGCAGCGCCGGACCTACCTCAAGCTGGAAGCGACCGGCTTTGAGCGCTCGGCCTACGGAATCCCAACCTGTACCGTCGAGCCAGGGGCCAACCCAGGCGATGTCGAGCAGGTAAACATCATCTTGCGGGAGCTTCGGTCTGGGATCCGGTCCTTTGCGATGTTCCCCAAGGGGTTCAAGCTGGAGATGGCGGACGTTCCGATGAAGGCCGACGCCATTCGGCACGCAAGGGTGGCTGCGGGCCACGACATGGCCAGAGCGGCGCTTTGCCAGTTCCTCTACACCGGAGAGAGCGCGGGTGCCTACTCCCTCATCCAGGGACAGCTCGACCACTACACGATGGCGCTGCAGCAGGCCGCGAACTCCATTGCCCACACCCTCTCTCGCGGGCCACACGCTCTGATCAAGAGGCTCGTGAACTGGAACTTCCAGGGAGTGGAGAACTACCCCTACGTTCAGGCCGGTGAGATCCGGGTCGGGGACCCCAAGCAGTTGGTCGAGGCGGTGAAGAGCGCGGTAGATTCTGGCGTCGTCACCCCCGACGCCCTTATCGAGGCCAAGATTCGAGATGTCCTGTCCCTCCCCCAGCGGATCGACAGCGAAGCCAAGCCAATCGACGCCGTTCCCGAGGCGGGACCCGACGAGGATCCCCCCGATTCGGGGCCCCCAGAGCCCCCCAAGGCCTCCTCTCGCGGAGAGGAACAGGCAAAGCAAGAGGAAGAGTCCCTGTCGGAGGGCCATACCTGCTCTCACGGTCCCATCAATCTGGACGAGCGGGTCCACATGGATATGTACGTTCAGGGGCCACGGGGGCGCGAGGTTCGGGCCGAGGAGCGGCACATCCGCTATTCGGAGGTGGGCGGAGTCAAGGACGCTGCAAACCAGGGCTTCGCGCTGCTTATTGCCGACTGGAGGGAGCGGATTGCCCCCGAATACGCCGAAGAGCTGGCCAGCAGGGACACCATCGAGGAGATGCTGTCTATAGAGGTGCCCAAACAGGACGAGTTGCGCGAGGCGGTCGAGGACGAACTGCGCCGGTCCTACCGGGCTGGGGTTCGGTCTGCCAAGAACGAGGCCGACCGGCAGGAAGGGGACGTGGCGGTCGCAGTGGCCGAGAAGGTCAAGGCCCCCAAGCCCCCTCCAGACGAGGAGGAGTTGGACATTGACGAGGTCCTTCCAGAGGCCTCCATCAGATCCGCTGCAGCACTCACGACAAAGAAGGCATCAGACCGCGTACAGGAGACCGTCCTTTCGAGGATGCAGATCACGGGACCCGGGGGTATCCCCCCCGACCCTTTTGTGATTGAGGAGACGGTCCTTTCGGTCCTTGCCGGCCTGTCGGTGGGCGTGGACTTCCGCTTGGCCCAGCAGGCAACCAACACGGTCTACGGGTTGGGTCGCATCCAGCAGCTTCGGAGCGACAAGAGGGTCAAGCGCTACGTCTACTCCAACCTTGAGGAGTCCGATAGTTGCGATCCCTGCGAGGAACACGACGAAGAGACGTTCGGCCCGGAGCTGCTGTCCTTCTACGCCACCCCAGCCGACTGGTGCATTGCGGGAGAGGCGATGTGCAACTGCCTTATCCTGGGCGTGATCGCCTAATGGCGGGAGGAAGGCCGAAGCGGACAGACCTCCCCGAGGGGATCGGCGTCTATCCCGACTACGTCGTCTCCGTCATCGCAGAGGAGCGCGGGGAGCAGATTTCTCGGCAAGGGATTCGTCACCTGAGAGAGGTCAACGGGATCCCACCCGCCTCGGAGCCCTTCCGGTCCCAGTGGTTTGAGCGCAGAGGGGTCGAGCCCTACGAACCGTAGTTTTCTTTCCTCGGGGACAGTTGTGCGGCAGCCCTGTGTTGCCCCAAACTAGCGCCCATGACTGACTCATTTGCAGAATGGTCAACTGCGTACATGAACCGGCTACCAGATTCCGCCTTTCTCTACATCGCCGCTGGCGGTGAGAAGGACGACGAGGGTCTGACTACGCCGCGCTCCCTCCGTTACTTCCCCTACCGAGACTCCAAGGGGGAGGTCGATCTTCCGCATCTCCGAAACGCAATCGCCCGCATTCCTCAAAGCACTGCCCCCGGGCTTGGCGCAGAGAAGATGCGACAGCTTCAAGACAAGGCCAGGGCGATTCTGGAGAAGCAGCGGGAGCCCGTCGCCTCCGACGAGACCAAGGGCTACCCTCCGCAGCCCGAGGAAGACGAGACGGGAGCATTGTCCGAGTGGGGCAACTCAATCCGCTTGGCCGACGAGGGGGCGCAAGCCTCGATTGCTCGTTGGGTAGAGATGGTCCGCTCGGGCACGCATTTCGGAAGAGATTCGGAGCGCAAGGTCGAGCTTACTGACGACGACATCCGATCCATGGCTCGCGGGTACCAGACGATCCGAAACGAACGCTGGTTTGCTCAGGGCGCTGCGGTGGGCTACAACCACGCGGCAATCGCTGGTGCGGTGGATCCAGACTCAACCCGGGCAGCCGGTCGGATTCTGGATGTCGAGGTGCGAACCAACGAAGACGGAGGCCTCTCCCTCTACGGGCTGGTTCAGTGGACCGAAGACGCAAGGCGACGGATTCGCGGTGGCGAGTTCGACGGATTCAGCATCGAGGCTGTCCCCCCAAAGGGAGCCCGAAGCAAGAAAACAGGCGAGCCGCTGGGCGAATGGGCGCTTATTGGTGGCACGCTGACAAACGAGCCGTTCGTTCCATCCATGGAGCGAGTGGCTGCATCTGAGAAGAGGAATACCGGCATGAGCCTGAACAAACTCCTTTCTGATGCGCTTTCTCTAGGCGAGCGCAACGACGCGCAAGTTCTGGCGAAGGTGCAGGAGTTGGCAGAGCGTGCTTCTAAGGCAGAGGCTTTGGCCGAGGCTCTAGGAAGCGTGACTGCTGACCGCGACACCCTGAAGATCAAGTTCGATGCGTTGGAGGCCCAAGAGATGGAGCGCACGCTCGACCGTGCCTGCGTCGATGGACGGATCTCCGCCTCAGAGCGCGAGCGCTACCACCGTGCAGTTACGAAGCTCGGAGAGGAAGAGGCCAATTACGCCTATCCCAAGGGCCGCATCCCCACCGAGACCGTGGGGACGTCGGGCACCGAGGGTGACCGCGCCGCCCCTCCCAGCATCGAGGAAGAGGTCAACGCTCTTGCCGAGAAGATTGCCGGTGAGACCGGCCTGAACCCTGCCGCAGCCTTCGCCCAAGCGATGAGTGCGGTCCTCACAGACCCCAACAAGCTCGCGGCCTACGAGGCCGGCTCGGCCAACTAGGAGTTCGACATGAGTACACCCTTTGATCCGACGATCATTACCCGCAAGACCAACGCGGACCTTTCCTCCTCGGATTGGCTGCTCGTCAAGCCCAACGGCGACGACGACACCGACCTTGCTGGCGGAGGCGAACTCGCCATCGGCGCTCTTACAAACGACGTGGCGGACGGCTCGTCCACCGAGGTCTATCTTCCGGTGCAGGTTGGAGGCCTTATCAAGGTCGCTTGCGGCGGCTCAATCACAGCCGGTGTCCTTGCGATGTCCAACGCATCTGGGCAGGCGGTGACGGCAACGGACGGCAACTACGCATTCGGAATTGCCCTTGAGACGCATGCCAGCGGCGACGTTGGTTCGTTCCTGTGGGCACCGTCCTACCTCGAAACCACCTAGCGCTAGCGCACAGGAGAAATTGAAATGACAAGCAACGTTCACGGTTTTGTTCAGGACGTGATGCTCCAGCGCTATGCAAGGCTGCTTGGTCCATCGCTGGGCAGCTTCATGGCCAACGACATCTTCCCTTCGGTCGATGTGCCCACAAAGACAGGAAAGTTCTACAACGTGGCAGGTGGCTTCGCTTCGGCATCGCCGGGTCACGACATGGTGATTGCCGACGGGCAGGATTCGCCCCTCCAGATCAGCACTTCGATCAGCAAGGTGACGGGCTGGGAGGTCGATGTGAACGGTCTCGGAGTCAAGCTCAACAAGTCCTCGGCGGAGTACGCCAAGGGCAACGGGCTGGATCTTCGTCAGGCCAACACCGCTGTCCTGGCTCGCGAGTGCGCCATCCACCGGGAGCGGCAGGCTGCCGCCCTGGCGTTTAGCACTGCTACCTTCTCGGGCAAGACTGCCGCTCTCTCTGGCTCCGACCAGTGGGATAACGCGGCAAGCGACCCGATTTCCAAGGCGCAGGACGCTCGGGACACCATTATCCAGGCCTCGGGCGAGGCCCCGGATACCGCAATTATTGGGTACGAGGTTTACAAGGCACTGCGCCAGCACAGCCTTTTGGTGGAATTCTCGTCTAGGGTGCAGCACAGCGTTGGGCGGGTGACCGACAACGACATCGCGCGAGCGCTGGACGTAGAGAATCTGTTTGTCGGCAAGGCGGTTGCAGATACGGCAGTCGAGGGTCAGACAGCCTCCAACGCCTACATTTGGGGCAAGTTTGCCCTGTTTTGCAAGCTGCGACCTAGTCCCTCGGCCATGACCCCACAGAGCTGCTTGCAGCGGTGGCGCATGAAGGGCAGCACAGACGGTGCGGTTCGTCGGTGGGAGCCCACTCCCTACGTCGAGCAAATCGACATGCTGTGGAACGATCAATTTGCAGCGCCGACCACTGAGCTGGGCTACCTCTACAGCACAGTAGTGAGCTAGGAGGAAGACATGGCAGAAACTCTGATCCCCCAAGGGGTCGCGGTCAATCCGGTGAACGGCCTCCGGCTTCGGGCCGGGCATAACATCGAGACCCTAGCGGGTACGAAGACCCTCGTTCCCCAGGATGCACAATTCCAAGCGCTGGACCCCGACGGCTCACATCGCAACGTGGACCTTCCGGCAGAGGAGGCCTCCCAGGGCCTCTTCTTCTTCATCAAGAACACGGCAGGTGGCGCTGAGAATTTGGTCGTGAGGAACGACGCGGCAGCCACCAA